CAGTCCTCCACAATAACCAGACCGGTATGCTTATCTACATATTGGAAATCGGCTACATATACTAGGGAAAAAGATCCATCGGTGTTAAGTTCGTACTCTACCTGCCTGGCTAAAAAGGCTATCTCCCCGGCTTTAAGTAATTTCTTCAAAACGGTGTAACGCCTAGCCTCTTTCTTGCTATCAAATACCTCCCCATCAACCTCCCCTTTCTGGCTGCTGTACTTATGTTTCTTTTCTTTTTTAGGTGGGTCTGTAAACAGGTGGGTATTGAGATTCCCTACGGCAGAATTCTTAATATCTTCTATCGTAAATACCCTTCCCTTAGCCATGTTAAAAAGGATTGGTGTCGTTGTCTGTGGAAGAAAATGTCTTTGGCATATTACCCTGGGAAATAGGCTTGAAATTAGACGGTAACCCGGTATCTGGCACTTCTTCAAATTTCTGTATCTCTAGCCTAGCCCTAAGCCTTGTGACTCCCAATTTCCCATTACGGTTTTTTGCGGTCTTTATATGCGTTTCTCCTGCTGTAGAATCTCCGTTCTCGTTGGTGTCTATATCGTAGTATTCTGGCCGATAAATGAACATAACGCAATCCGAATCCTGTTCGAGACTACCCGACTCCCTCAGATCGCTAAGCATAGGCATTTTGCTTTCTTTGCGATTTTCTACTTGCCTGGATAGTTGAGATAACGCAATGATTGGAACGTTTAACTCCTTGGCTATTATTTTAATATTCCTAGAAATGTTACTAATTTCTTGCTCCCGGTTACCTGATCGGTCTTTATCGCCAGACATAAGCTGCAAGTAATCAATAATGATTAAACCTACATTATGCTTATTCACCATCTTGCGAGACTTGGATCTAAAATCATAAATGTTTAATCCAGCGGTATCGTCTATGTAAATAGGAGCTTTCTCCATAATAGCAACCCCTTTTTCCATAAAACCTTTATACTCAAAATCAGATAAGGTTCCCCTTTGTACCCGTTCAAATAATATCCCAGACTCCGCTGATAGCATCCTGTTCATACACTGAGAAGCAGACATCTCCAAAGAAAAAAAACCAACCGGGGTGGGCTTTATTTTATGCAAGGCTGCGTTCTTAGCTAGATTTAAAGCCAACGCAGACTTCCCTATACTCGGTCTAGCTGCAATAATAATAAAATCAGTAGGCTGCCATCCGTAGGTTATCTTATCCAGCGACTCAAACCCGGTAGGTACACCGGTAAATAAATCCTGAGAGTTTCTTTGCTGATCAATAATGCTTAGCGTCTTTGCTATAATAGAAGGAGCATCCTCAAAGTTCTTCTTCATTACGCTGTTAGCTATACCAAAAACATCTTTTTCTAGGCTATTGAGCAAATCAAATACGTCCGTGGTATCATCATACCCCCTTTCGTAAAAATTACCCGATATGCGTATTATCTCCCTCTTTATGTGATATTGTAAAAGTATCCTTGCGTTCTGCTCTAAAGAAGCCGTTGAGGTAACCCGGTCCTGTAACTTGGTAATAAAATAAGGGCCCCCGACAGAATCTAGCTCACCCATAGCTTTTAACTCTTCAACTACCGAAGTTAAATCTATGATCATACTTCTACGGCTGAGCCCAACCATAGCCTTAAAAACCTTCTGGTGTTCTGTTTTGTAAAAACAATCCTGGTGAAGTATATCGGAAACTATCTCAAAAGCATTAGGTTCTAAAGTAATAGCACCCAGTATAGTCTGTTCCAACTCTACTGCGTGTGGTAATACCTTATTAAAAGACATATCTGGTATGTCATCCGAGTGCTTTAATTTAGCCATTTTATATCCCCCATTGATTAGCCATAGCGTTTGCGATACCAGGAAAAGTCTTTGATCTATTTTTTGCACTTGTGTTATCAGAGTACCACTTTGGAAGCGTCTTGCCAGATGGAGTTGTTACAAAATCTCCTTTCTCTACAATATTAGTAGGCTTCAATAACGGTAACCCCGTAAGCCAAAGACAGGTAGTTTTTTGGTACCTGTCCCCAAATTGCCAAGGCTGAATTATTTGATCAGGCTTTCTATATTCAGTACTCATAATTCCAACTGGGTTTTCAATAGCCATAACCGGAATCCCACAATTAACAATATCCATAAAAAACTTAATACCTTCTTGCTGTCTTCCATCCTCACGTTTCTTAGCAAAGTGCTTAGCTCCGGAAACAGCTAAATGAGTGCAAGGAGGAAAAAAAATAGCCATATCCCATTGCCCCCCCCCCAATCACTTTAAATATATCTTCTTGGTAATGCCATTCGGGGTGTCCTCCTGAACATGGAAGTATATCACAACTAAAAGCATTATGACCAAGCGCCCTAAATGCTTTACATACAGTTTGAGATTCTTCACACCCTATGAGTACATTCATGATAAATGGTGCAGGAAACCCACCGTGCTTTAGCAGCGGGATGAATGCGACCTGCTTTCGTTTTAGTTGTTTGAAAATGTTCCAAAGTGGAATGCTTTTTGAATATTTTTCAGTGCGATACTTTTTTTGTCTACAATCACTCTTCTGCCCAATTGATGAACTCCACCTGTTACTTTTCTTTCTCCTTCTATCCACACCAAATCCTTTGGCTGTATGGCATAACGCTGTTTGCGGATAGAAGGCGCAAAGCCTTTTCGATTGAGTTGCAATACCCGATTATTCTTGTGTTTCTGAATGATCTCTACCGGCTCAATCCTTTGCTGATCGCCTCCACCGGCAATGACAAAAGCATCATTATAATGCGTCTTTTCTATCTGCAGTGCTATTCTGTTCACAAAAGTGATATAGCCGTAGCTTACTTTTAGATCAGGCACATCGGCCCAAAATTTCTTTCTGATAATAGCCATGTAGGTATTTGGCTTATAGCTTTTTGGTGCGGCTAATTTGAGTTTCTTTTGATGCAATCGGTCATGGCACTTTTTATGTAGTATTGCCAAGTTCTTTGCACGATTACTGCCGGTTTTATTTCTTTCCAGGCAGTGGTGAATATGTGATGGCTGGCCTTTAGTAAAGGGCTTATGGCATAATTGGCAACATCCCCTTTCTCTTGCCATCAGGTAGCTGCGCATATTCTGATATCCGTACATATCACCCTGCTGATAATCCACACCTTCAATTTGAAAATTCTCAATTTTGGCAATATCGAAATTGGCTACTTCGATGGTAACACTACTGATGGGCAGTACTTTCTTTAACTGCCTGATGATCTTTAGATGGGTGTCATAACGCCGTTGGGTAGATGGCGGCAACCATCCTTCTTTTTTCTTACGATTCAAAAAACGTGGTTTACGATACCAAAGTTTGTTCCTACGACCTCTGCGGTACATGCGTCTTTCAGTCAGCCGTTCAGAAGTCTTGCCATCCATAACTACGGTTCCACAAGCAAGCTCTTGAGTTGCCGATACGCATGAATACCCAATATTCTGATAACCGCTATCAATACCCATCTGTACGTCCTGTATCTTGTTCTCACAAACAAAATTCAGGCGGATGGTAAAAGGATAACAGGTAACCACACTGGCTCTTTGAGATTTAAGCAGCTTGCGAGCTTTAGCCTGGCTACAGGGCATGAGCGGTGATCCTTCAATGGATAATACATACACAACGGCTTTAGGCCCACCTGTATGTTGGTGTAGATCCACATCGAGATTGTTAGCAGAGGTTTTTGAGCCTGCCACACTAAGAGTTTCCTCTTTGTTTAATGGCAGACCACAGTTGCTACGGACTTGTGGAGCATCCGTAGGTGTGTTCGTTGTCGTTCTCTTTGCTAACTGCTGCATAAATTCTAAAATTTAGTGGCCCTCTAATCAACCAATTGCTCTTGCAGATCACTCCGCAAGCCCCTTAGGCTTTAGCCTAGGGGGTGATTGACCTACTTTTTCTTTTCAAGTATTTTCAAATACTTAGTATCGTTCTCAAAAATATAATCCCAGGTAACCTTCCAATCTGAACCATCATTTAGACCACGGTAAAAATTATCTTTTTTTATCACCTCCAAGATACCGAAAAAGTCAAAAGCCTCCTCTTTTATCCGTGACCCAAACTTCTTCCTTCTGGATTCCGTGATAGATTCAATCTGTGGTAGCTTATAGTTCTGTGCAAATATGTTCCAGGCACTAGCGTAGGGTTCTATGAATTCAGGCTTATTGTTGGTGATAAATTCTTTTATCGCTATCCACCGATCTGATGGTTTAGCCGGAAGGGATACCTCTAACAAAGACCACTTTTTCTCTAGTTCTTTATTAGGACGGTATGTACTTACCCGGTTAGCCGGCACCTTCTTTAAGGTACTAGGCTGTATGGTCTCCTCCCAAAAATAGTCCCCATCAGTAGCAAATAACTCACATTCGTTGATCATATCACTAATAATCAACTCTACATCTTCTGGTGGCACAAGCATCTGTGACCCTATGGCATCGTATAGATACTTCTTCAGTTGTAACTTATTCGACTCTTCTAGCTGCAGCATCTCTATGATACGCCAATATATTCCGTACCCCACAGCCCCGTTTTTGCCAATCAGGGCTAGTAACTTAATGTTTTTTGTAGGGTCTAGCGGGTGAGGGAAACCTGCTTCCATAACTATATCTTTTTGGGTTGTTCTGCCTTACCGTGCATCTTGTCCATATCCCGTAATCCACGGCTGTAGGCTTCTGATTCTATTTTTTTTATGAATTTACTCATCTCGTTAGAAAACACAATCATATCTCCTGCACTCTTCTCTACTATCCTCCAGGCAAAAGCAACATTAACAGAAGTATAGTCCTTCTCTTGCTTAAAAGGTAAAGGATAGGGCTCCCTTGGGTCACCGACAGGAAACCTTGGATTTTCTTTAGTCTTTGGATGAGTCATAATTTTTCCCAGAGGGTAGAAAAACATCGGTGTGCCGTCACGTTCTTAACCGTAGCGTGTCCGACTTTCTTAATGAGATGCTGGTTTGCGGCCCGTACCACAACCCCGCCATACGCTCTTTTGCTTGGTGGTGACGTAATACGATTACTCAACTCACACCACAAACGAAAATCCTCTGCCTGGAACTTGTGTCCAGATGGGTATTCTCTCAGATAATCAACTAATAAGTTAAATGCCTTCTGAGCCCACTGGGGAGTCACCTGTTCCGCATGATCAATAGCCTGAGCGATACCAGCGTCTCTTAGCCTCTCGCCTTCAGCTATTATATCAAGGATATTCGCTTGTGTGTAAGTCATTATAGATTATTTTATTCCTAAAAACTTCTGGAACCAAGCTGTATATGGATTAGCAAACTTAGCCGGGTACTCCTGGATATTGTTAAGGATAAAATTGATATCATCCACAGTAAGGTAAATACCAGGCTTTCCTAATATACCAGATTGATACAAGGTGTTTCCTATCCGGATAACCTTGTATTTCACCGTGTCAACAACTAAGGTGTCAGCTACCTTTTCAATAACTGGTTTTGCTGCAGGAACTCCCTTGCTTTGGGAAAAGCCGATAGTTGCAATCAACGCAAAAGCGATAAATAGAATTGTTTTTTTCATGTTAAGTTATTATAGTTCTTGTAATAAAATATCCGGTATGTATTTTAACTCATCCTTAGCTATTGATGGGTACATAGCTTTAAACCTTTCTACAATCTTTGGCCAGCACTTCAGATCCTGTATCTCAATCATCTTTCGATCATAGTTCCCGTGACAGTCTGTATTCCAAAAGCAAAGCTCAATAAAGTTTAACGGATGAGTAGCTATTGATTTAAACAGGTTTTTGGGGAGTATATGAGCAATGCTGTATTTATACCGCTTAGGATCATCCTTACATGTTTTACCACCACAATGCTCGCAAACACCAGTAAGCTCCTTTCTTCTTTCAATAAACCATAGATT